GGACGTGGACGAACTAATTTCCGAAGCGTTTGAACGCTGCGGTCTTCAAGTTCGTGCGGGCTATGACATAAAAACGGCTCGTCGATCCCTGAACCTTATGTTCTTGGACTGGGCGAGCCGGGGCCTTAACCTCTGGACAATTGAACAGCGCACCTTGGCCTTGGTGGCGGGGACTTACGAATACACCCTGCCCGCGGACACGGTCAATGTGCTGGAAGCCGTAATCAGATCTACATCAAACGGCGTGCAAACCGATATTACGTTGAACAGGTTTAGTCGAGCCGAGTGGTTGCACACCCCAGTCAAGGTGGCTACGCAATCGCGCCCGGCGCAGTTTTACGTAGAACGAACAATTAGTCCAAAGGTGTACTTTTACCCGAATCCGGATTCGTCAACGACCTATACCTTTGTGTATTACGCGATTCGTAGGGTTCAGGATGCGGGCAGCTATACGAACACGATGGACATCAATTTCCGGTTTTTGCCGTGTTTGGCTTCCGGATTGTCGTATTACATAGCAATGAAGCGCGCTCCAGACCGCATTGTTATGTTAAAACAGATTTACGAAGAAGATTTCCTGCGCGCGGCGCAAGAGGACAGGGACATCGCAAGCGTTTATCTGGTCCCTGACCGGACAATGTTCTAGAATGTATGCACAAGGCAGGCAATCAAATGCTCTGTGCGACCGCTGTAACCAGCGCTTCCTTCTTAGCGAGCTAAGAAAGGAATGGCAGGGGTTAAAGACCTGCCCGTTTTGTTACGAACCAAAGCACCCGCAGCTAGAGCCTCGTCGTAACGTCTCTGATGCAATCGCTTTGCAAGAACCGCGGCCGCAACCCAAAGAACCGTTGGATGTGTTTGTAGGCGCTCCGGGCAACTCGGTGTTTTCTGCAACGGGAATGGTTCCTGATGCACAAAACGATTTGGTTTTAGCGCAGTGCATGCTTAATTCAGTTACTGTGGTAATCACATGAACTATACGCAATTCACCGACAACATTAAAAGTTACATGGAAATTGATGCCACGGTTTTCACGCCGACGGTGTTGGGTAACTTTATTCTTGTCGCTGAGAACCGCATCATGCGCGATGTCGATTTGGATGCGTTCAAAGAATATGACATTGCCACAATAGGCACGACGCAGCCCAAAATTGCGGTGCCCTCGGGCTTTCTGTTTGCACGGTATCTCCAGTACATCCCGACAAGTGGAGACCGAGTATTCCTTGAGCAGCGGGACATTAGCTTTATGACGGAGTACACGGCAAATACCAGCACAAGCTCTGCTTCGCCAAAGTACTACGCGTTGTGGGATCAATCCACGCTGTATATCGCGCCTGCTTTAACGGGGTCGTTGAATTACCAGCTAGAGCTGGCTTACTTTCGGCGCACCACGCAGCTGTCCGCGGCCAACCCCAACACGTGGCTCTCGGACAACGCTCCGGAGGTCTTGACATATGCTGTGTTGGTGGAGGCGTATCTGTTCACCAAAGGTCCGTTGGACGTTCTAGCGCAGTTCCAGCAACGGTATACGGATTCCGTGCAGAAGCTGGCCATGGAGCAACAGGGGCGCGGACGTCGCGACGAGTTTCGGGATGGGATGCTTCGTGTTCCATTGGTCTCGAACCCCCCGCCGTATGCGCGTGGAGTTTGATTTTTTTAAAAGGAGAACGATATGGCAGGTTTAACACAGGCAATGGTCACCAGTTTCAAGGTGCAACTGCTTACTGGATCACACAACTTTACGACATCGGCTTCCCCCGCTTACAAGATCGCGCTGTTTAAGGCGAATGCAAGCATTGTAGGGACGTATGGTGCCGCAACGACCAGCTACAGCAGCATGACATCGGACGAACTGGCCAACGGCAGTGGGTATACCACGGGTGGAAACACGCTGGTCAACGTGACCCCAACTTCGGGCGGCACGACGGCATTCACAGACTTTAACGACTCAAGCTGGTCGTCGGCGACGTTCACAACGCGTGGTGCGATGATTTATCAGGCATCGACCAATTACGCGGTGTGCATTCTGGACTTTGTAACGGACCAAGTGGTGTCCAGTGGCACGTTTACAATTGTGTTCCCGACCGCGGGCGCAGGCACTGCGATTATTCAGATTGCATAGGTGAGTTAAGTGGCCAACGCTACTGTTGCCTTTGACGGATGGAACTCCGTTGTCGGATGGGGAGAACAGACGTGGGGCAATGGCGTTTCTTTTGTTTCTGCTACGGGGTCGGTCAACAGCGTCGCGATTGAAGTAGGCATTAATGTCTCGGGGTTAGTCGGGACGGGGTCGGTCAACAGCGTTTCAATTCAGGTTGACGACAGCATCAGCGTTACGGGGTTAGTCGGAACGGGGTCGGTCAATAGCGTTGCGGTTCAGGTTGACGACGACATCAGCGTTTCGGGATTGGTGGGGACGGGGTCGGTCAATAGCGTTGCGGTTCAAGTTGACGACAGCGTCAGCGTTTCGGGATTGGTGGGGACGGGGTCGGTCAACAGCGTAGCGATCCAAGTTGACGACAGCATCAGCGTTACGGGGTTAGTCGGAACGGGGTCGGTCAATAGCGTTGCGGTTCAGGTTGACGACAGCATTAGCGTTTCGGGGTTAGTTGGGACGGGATCGGTCAATAGCGTTGCAATTCAGGTTGACGACAGCATCAGTGTTTCGGGGCTGGTTGGGACCGGGTCTATCAACAGCGTTGCGGTTCAGATTGACGACAGCATTAGTGTTTCGGGGTTAGTCGGAACGGGGTCGGTCAATAGCGTTGTGACAACCATCACTACGGTGGTAAACGTCACGGGGGTTTCGGCCACAGGATCGGTCAACAGCGTTGTTGTTGAAATTGGCAAGGTTGTAACAGGGGTCTCGGCCATCGGGTCTGTGCATTCCGTATTGATTTGGACCAAGTCCCAAAACGTCTATACTCCGGTATGGAATGCGAATAGTGGGTCTCAGAATCCTACATGGTCTGAAAACACGTCTGCGCAGAGCCCTGTGTGGACAAAACTTGCTGCATAGGTGACAAATGGCTACTTACTCTACAAACCTTGCTCTGACCCTGATGGCGACTGGAGAACAGTCCAATACATGGGGTGACACGACCAACACGAACTTGGGCACTCTGCTAGAGCAAGCCATCAGCGGGTATGCGACGCAGGCTATTACAGATGGCGCTGACACCACAATCACGATTCCCAACGGGACTACGGGTGTTGCGCGTAACATGTTCTTGGAACTTACGGGCGCGCTTACGGCTACGCGCAACCTAATCGTGCCTACCAACAAGAAGCTCTACTTTGTGTACAACAACACTACAGGTGGTTACGCTGTAACCGTGAAGGTCAGCGGACAGACTGGAGTGTCTGTCCCTAACGGCAGGAAAGTTATTCTTGTATCAAACTTTACAGACATCGTAGAAGCTCATAATGCCATATCGGGTAACGCTACAGTAGGCGGGACGCTTGGGGTAACGGGTGTAGCGACTCTAGGCAATGGTGCAGTACTTGGAACCCCCGCATCAGGCACGGTCACAAACCTGACTGGCACCGCATCGATCAACATCAACGGTACGGTAGGTGCAACAACAGCCACCACAGGCGCATTCACCACTCTGACCGCCACGTTAGACTCAACATTCTCGTCCACTGGCGCTTTGCTGATTAGCAAGGGGACCACGGCGCAGCAACCGACCCCAACTACTGGGATGCTTCGTTACAACACGACTACCAGCCAGTTTGAAGGATATAGCGGATCAAGCCCTGCTTGGAATCCTGTTGGGGGGGCCTCTGTTTCCAATGACACCTCCACTGCATCCAACCTGTACCCGTTGTTTGCAAGTGCTACTAGCGGCACCGCAACCACTGTCTATACGTCAAACGCCAAACTTCTGTACAAGCCATCCACGGGTGAGTTGGCCGCTACGACATTGAATTCTCTCAATGGTTTGTTTGTGAATAGCCAAACGGTGTCTGTAAGTTGTACGGTTGCAACGGGGAATTCCGCATCGAGTGTGGGTCCAATAACAATTAGCGGCGGGGTTGCGGTCACCTTGAATGGAACCGCTCGCTGGGTAGTTTCTTAGGAGATTGAGATGGGATCAGTAGTTCTAGCAGGAGCAACAAGCGGATCGACCACGCTCACGCCAGTGGATGCGGTCACTGCGACCATTACGCTGCCGAGTGCTACGGGGACTTTGGTGACGGGGACTTCAGGAAGGTACACGCCAAGCATTACAAACGGAACCAACATAGCGGCAACAAATGCGTATCCTCTTAGCTATGTGCGGGTTGGAAACATAGTATTTGTTGGTGGATTTATTGGCGTAGACACGACAGCAACAGGGGCATCAAGCCTAAGAATTAGCCTACCTATTGCCTCAAACTTTACTTCATCTACAGACGCTGGTGGTAGTGGAAGTAGACCTGTTAATGGGGGTGCTAATGACGGGTGGAACATGTATGCAACTGCTGCAACGGATGACATAACAATTGACGGCTGGTCTATGGATACAGCTTTGCAGAATTTGTTTTTCACATTCTCATATCAAGTGTTGTAGGGAGAATAAATAATGTCACTCACTCTTGATGGTACGGCTGGGGTAACTGGGCCAGCAACAAAGGTCATTGTAGGCACAACGACGAATGACGATGCCGTTGCTGGGTATGTGGGGGAAGTTACTAGCGCAATAGCAACTACTAATGCCGTAAATCTCTCAAACGCAGGCGGCGCAAACGCCACTAGCATTTCTTTAACTGCGGGAGATTGGGACGTATATGGCACCGTTGCTTTTGTTCCGGCAGCGTCTACTGTTGTAACAAGGTTGATTGGTGGTATATCGACTGTTTCAGGGACCAACACTATTCTTGGTCAATACACTGACATGCCTTACACGCTGCCAACTGGTGTAGCGCAAGTAATATTTACTACACCTTCGGTAAGGTTTTCTTTAGCGTCAACAACTACAATTTATTTAACCCTATATTCTCAATTTACAATCAGTACGATGACTGGCGGTGGATATATCCGCGCAAGGAGAGCCAGATGAAATTCTTTGCCAGACTTAATGGTGGTCTTGTTGCCTACGAAGGCATGAGCCAAGAAACGATAGTAAACATGCTTGCAGAGCAAGGTCTTGTGCCTGAATTCATTGATGAGGCCACCTACCTTGCAGAAGTAGCTGCACTGGAGAATAAATAATGGCCGCATCGATCAACGCATCGACCTCTGCTGGGGTCGTAACAACTGCCGACACAACGGGCAACCTTAACCTTCAGAGTAATGGGACAACGAAGCTGGCGATGACCAGCGCGGGGATTGCTGTTACTGGGACGCAGAGTGTTAGTGGTGCCGCAACGCTTAGTTCGACTCTTGGGGTGACGGGAGCAACAACGCTTAGTTCGACTCTTGGGGTGACGGGAGCAACAACGCTTAGTTCGACTCTTGGGGTGACGGGAGCAACAACGCTTAGTTCGACTGCAACCGTTGCGGGTCAATTAACAACTAATGGAAATTTGCTTCTGCAAGGTGGGATGACCACAGCCACCGCCAATACTGTCGTTGATCTTGACGCATTTAATTCGTCTGCCACCAAAATTAAGATGGGTTCAGACCTATACGGCTCTGACACAGGCGTTAATATTGGAATGTTTGGTGGCGGCGCGATGGGCATTAGGGGTGGTGGTGGGTTGGGCTTATATTGCGGAGCAACCCGTGCGGCTGCGTCTGGAGGCGTTGAAATTAACTCCTCGGGCAACACCAACATCACCGGCGCGCTGTCAAAAGGTTCTGGCTCGTTCCGCATACCCCACCCTCTGCCTACCCTTGCGGCTACCCATCAACTGGTGCATTCGTTCATCGAAGGTCCACAGGCCGATTTGATCTATCGCGGCAAAGTGAATCTGGTTGACGGGAAAGCCACGGTCAATATAGACACCGCTGCCACAATGACTGAAGGCACGTTTGTTATTCTGTGCCGTGATGTTCAATGTTTTACAAGCAATGAAACGGATTGGAACCACGTTCGCGGTTCTGTCGATGGCAACATTCTTTCTATGGACTGCCAAGACCCAACATCAACTGCATTGATTAGCTGGATGGTTATAGGTGAGCGTCAGGACAAGCACATGATGGAAACAGAATGGACTGACAAGAATGGCAAGGTCATTGTTGAGCCTGAAAAACAAGACTTTCTTCCTAAACTAGCCGCACTGGAGGGCAAATGATCTGGCTCATTGCATTCCTGACAAAGAACGCCGCAAAGGGCACAACATGAGAACCGTCGTCGCTTCTGAACTTGTTGGCACCTATGCGGACGGTTCCCCAAAGATACTTCCCCGTCACGAGGTGGAGGTGCTGTGTGTCGAGTGCCTTGATCCAGTAAGCGCGATGGAAGAAGCAACCGGGGTCTGCACCGCTTGTGGCAAACCGTGGACCGCCTCACAAAGCGTCGCGGTCCATGTGACCTCTAGCCCCTTGTTGGGGACTGTAAAGGTATAGCAACCATGCCTTTAACAAAAGTTGCCTTTGCTGCGGGCATCGACAAACAGGATTCGAAATACGGTGCTGAAGGCCGTTGGATCAACTCAGACTATGTTCGCTTTCGGTATGGACTTCCGGAGAAAATAGGGGGTTGGACTGCGTTTTTGTCGGGTTACAATTTGATTGGCGTGGCACGTGATACGTGGGCATGGAATGATTTGGATGGAACTCCTTACCTAGCGGTGGGGACCAATAAAAAACTTTACGTGTATAGCGGGGGCATTTTTGCGGACATCACGCCGATTCGGGTTACAAATGCAGGTGTAGTCATCACCCCGACCAATGCGACCACGGTAATCACTGTAACGGA